ACCGGATGGCCGCGATTTTTTGGAGTCATGCGTGGGACCACGCATTAAATGAAATCTAACCAATCACATGCCGCCTGAGAAGGTTAGATATTATGGCGTACTTAGTGCGCTGTGGGCCTATAAAAAGAAATGAAATTTCATTTTATGCTTTACTTCGAAATGCCTAAGCGGGATGCCCCGTGGCGTTCAATGGCGGGGACCTCTAAGGTATCCCGCAATGCTAACTACTCACCTCGTGCAGGTAGAACCCATAAATTTGATAAGGCCGCTGCCTGGGTTAACAGGCCCATGTACAGGAAGCCCAGGATTTATAGGATGTTTAGGAGCCCTGATGTTCCCAGAGGCTGTGAAGGCCCATGTAAGGTCCAATCTTATGAGCAGCGTCATGATATCTCACATGTTGGGAAGGTCATCTGCATTTCGGATATAACACGTGGCAATGGTATTACCCATCGTGTTGGGAAGCGTTTCTGCGTCAAGTCCGTCTACATTTTGGGCAAGATATGGATGGACGAGAATATCAAGCTCAAGAACCACACCAACAGTGTCATGTTTTGGTTGGTTAGGGACAGGAGACCTTATGGCACTCCTATGGAATTTGGGCAAGTGTTCAACATGTTCGACAACGAGCCCAGTACTGCTACTGTGAAGAACGATCTGCGTGATCGTTTTCAAGTCATGCATAAGTTCTACGCCAAGGTAACCGGTGGGCAGTATGCGAGTAACGAGCAGGCGCTGGTGAAGCGGTTCTGGAAGGTCAATAACTACGTGGTGTATAACCATCAAGAAGCAGGGAAATACGAGAATCATACGGAGAACGCTCTGTTATTGTATATGGCATGTACTCATGCCTCTAATCCTGTGTATGCGACATTGAAAATTCGGATCTATTTTTATGATTCGATAACAAATTAATAAATTTTGATTTTTATATCATGATTTTCGTGTACATGAGTTACATAGGATCTGTCCGTTGCGAAACGAACAGCTCTAATTACATGATTGATACCAATAACCCCTAGGTTATCTAAATGAGACATTACAAGGCATTTGAATCTACTTAAATATGTCGGCCCAGAAGCTCTCATCGAACTCGTCCAGACCTGGAAATTGAAGTAGGCTTTGTGGAGATCCAATGCTCTCCGTAGGTTGTGGTTGAACCGGACTTGGATGTGGTAGATCCTGGTTCTGGTGTACAACGGGTCCTCTACGCGTTGTATCTTGAAATACAGGGGATTTGGAACCTCCCAGATAAAAACGGAATTCTCTGCCTGAGCTACAGTGATGCTCTCCCCGGTGCGTGAATCCATTATCAGCGCAATTGATATGGAGGAAGATAGAACACCCGCAGTTCAAATCAATGCGTCCTCTGCGTACAGCTCTCCTTTTAGCAGTCTTGTGCTGTGCTTTGATAGAGGGGGGCTTCAAGGGTGATGAATTTCGCATTTTTGATAGTCCACGCTCTGAGTGATGCGTTTTCCTCTTTGTTGAGGAAACTTATATAACCGCTCCCCTCTCCTGGATTGCACAGCACGATTGAGGGTATGCCACCTTTAATTTGAACTGGTTTGCCGTACTTACAGTTTGATTGCCAGTCCCTTTGGGCCCCAATGAGCTCTTTCCAGTGCTTTAGCTTTAGATATTGCGGAGCTATGTCATCAATGACGTTATATTCCACATTATTTGAAAAGACCTTTGAATTAAAGTCGAGGTGCCCACTCAAATAATTATGTGGTCCTAATGCACGCGCCCACATGGTCTTGCCTGTTCGTGAATCACCTTCCACTATGATACTAATAGGTCTTTCCGGCCGCGCAGCGGCACTCCGACCAAAATAGTCATCTGCCCACTCTTGCATTTCGTCCGGGACGTTAGTAAAGGAGGAGAGGGGAAACGGAGGAGACCAAGGATCCGGAGCCTTACTGAAAATCCTATCGAGGTTACTGGATAGGTTGTGATACTGAAAAAGAAACTTCTCCGGGAGCTTTTCTTTAATGATTTTCATGGCCTCCTCCTTTGTTCCAGAGTTTAGTGCCTCGGCGGCTGCGTCGTTAGCTGTTTGCTGACCGCCTCTAGCACTTCTTCCGTCGATCTGGAACACTCCCCATTCAATTGTATCTCCGTCCTTGTCGATGTAGGACTTGACGTCGGAGCTGGATTTAGCTCCCTGTATGTTCGGATGGAAATGTGCTGACCGGGATGGGGAGACCAAGTCGAAGAATCTGTTATTCGTGCAGTTGTACTTCCCTTCGAACTGTATGAGAACGTGGATATGAGGCTCCCCATTTTCATGAAGCTCTCTGCATATTTTGATGAACTTCTTGTTCACCGGAGTGTTTATTTTTTGTAATTGGGAAAGTGCCTCTTCTTTGCTAAGAGAGCATCGTGGATACGTAAGGAAATAGTTTTTGGCTTTAACTGAGAAAGAGCCCTTTCGTGGCATATTTGTAAATATGGGTGTTCCCCCGATAGCTCTCTCGCTCAAAACTCCTATGAATTGGGGGAACTGGGGGAACTTATATAGTAGAAGTTCCTAAAGGCAAATCAACACGTGGCGGCCATCCGTTATAATATT